TAAAGTTTTTCCTGCATTAGTAGCCGCCCCAATAATACCTCTTTGAAATGGTATTCCATCAACATCATTGTATACTATACTCTCTACTGCTTCTACTTGATAATCACGTGCTCTAAATTCGCCTATTTCCAAGGGTATTTCATTAAATTCTAGCTCTTTACGTCTATCAAGTATAGTATAGTCTTCTTCATACTTTTCTAACAAACTAGAAACCATGGGGAATAACCCCGCCTTGGCATAACCTTGATCCGATAAGTATTTAATTTTACCATCCCAACCCGGGGGCATATAGTCCCTCATATACCAAGCATTGGGATGTCTAATCTTTAGATCCTCATGTATCTTATTAAGAACCTTTAGATTCCCAGTCAATCGAATTTTATTATTATTAAGTTCAATGTTTACCATCAACTCGTATTTGATTTTTATAACAATATCTCATAACCCTTTCAATAGCTTTTACTCCTACTAATTGAGAAGGGTGTGGGATATTTTTAGTAAAATCTAGTTCCTCAAACTGGGCATCAATATAGATTTTAGGAGATAAATTAAGTTCTTTAGCCTGTTGTCGGGCTTTAACAAAATAAACATATTTCTCCGGGATCAATTTTAGATCAGTAAATATACCAGTATTAGAGATAATAAAACTATTATAATGTTTATACATTACCTCTGTCATTTCCGAATCCTCATCCCCCCCTATCTCTGTTACAGCTTCGTACCTTTCACATATTCCTTCATACATTCCTAAAAACTTATTAAGAATAAATTTTTTCATCTTACTTATCCCTATCTCAGCATATAAAATAAAACCCTTACGAGGATTTAAATCATACTCTTCACAAAATTCCAGAGCTTGACCTGTTATCTCTTTGACAGTTTCCCAATCTCTACCCCCTGGTTTGATTTGGGAAATACCCTTGTGTTTCAACTTATGTTTCCGGGTTGTATAAATTATGCGGGCAAAGAGATCAGCATCAGCCCTGGAACTCTTTAATAATTTATTTAATTTTTTCTCTAATTTATCATCAGATATAGTTACGGTTCTAGTATGAATCGATTTAGCCTTAGCTCTCATCATTATCTCTTCAACCATAGAAACAGATTCATAAAATCCATAACCTAAATCTCTATATATTTCAATAAGAACAGATTTAGTTATATGTAAACTTGGTTCTCGTACCATGTTTAAGTTTCAATAATTGATTATAATCCATCCAATCGATTTTATTAACAACTCCCATAGTTGCTTCATAACCTAAATCATTTACATCTTTATCCCCAGGAAGAATAACCACTCTTACTTTTTTATAATTACATAATTCCATAGCCACTATAGCAGATTCCTCAACTGCATCGGGATCCAATAATAAAGTGAAAGTTTCGGCTTGAGATTTTAGCATCATTGATACTTGATAATGTGATATTTTCTTACCCCCTGTAGCAATAGCATTATCCCCTATAGTACCTGCATTAAATACTCCCTCCATTAAATAAATATCAGTATACATTGACAAAGCATCCACGTTATATATTAATAAAGATTTTCCCACCCCAAATTCTTCTATCTCTGGATTTATATATTTAGGGCCATGACCAATAAATTTACGGGCATTATAATAAACTAATTTACCTCCAATATAAAAAGGAATAATAATATACCCATGATATTTATCTTGGGTTCCATAACCCCATCCCTGTAAAGATTTTTCCTCAGGATCAAACCCCCTAGATTCTATATACGACCTAGCCCTCTTAGCAAGAAAACTATTACCTATTCTTAAATTTTTAAACCCCTCAGGTAATACAGTATCTATCCTTTCTATCTTCTCTACAATTGGTTCAATATATTCAGCCCCATCATATAGGTTTAAAAATTCTCTAGCTTCTCTATAAGTTTCTAATCCCTCTAAATCAATAACAACCCCAATGGGGGTGGGATGATAACCACATCTAAAACAATTAGTCCTATTTAAATAAAGATTAACTCCAAACTTATCATCCCTACCACATGAAGGGCATCTCCCTTTTATCCAACCTCTTCTATATTCATACATCCCTAAGCGTTGAATAAAATATCCATATAATTTATTTTTAATAACTTTATTCAACATCTAAGTTTTTTCTTAATGGTTTTCTTCTACCTTGTTCATAAGAAGAATCCTCTTTAGATTCTTGATCTCCAAACTTATCATAATATTCTTCATACTCATCTTTAGTAAATTCTTCTAAAATTTGTTTTTTAATATCCACTTTAAATAAAACTTTACCATGGGGTATCCCATCTCTTTGATCAATAATCTCTAATCTTTGTATGTTTTCTCTCTCTTCTCTATCAGACCTATTTAAACCATAAATAGCTTGAACATGCCGGGTTATGTCAATAGCTCCAGCCACATCTGTGGCATCATATATTTTTTTCTCCCTTACTTTAGCAGCTTCTCGAGTTACATGCTGGGCAGTCCATACATGATCCACCCCATATTTTAAAGCCAGATTCCCCATATCTATATAAGCCTCTGATATCCTTTCATGAAGGGAATCTTTACCGGATACACACCCCATCTTAGCAATATAATCTAAAATTAATATATGGGGTCTAAATCCAAATTCATTATATAAAAAATCCATATAAGATTCTATATCGGTTGTAGTAGTAACAAGAGCGGGCATTCTTTTAATAACAATTTCCCCACTTACTCTTTTATGATGTCTGAATCTCTTTCTTATATCTGACTCAAGTTTATTATCTCCCGATAATAAATCTGCCTTAGTCAATTTCATTAAACATTGTTCTAATCTTAAATGCCAATCATCCTCCCCATTATCTAAATCTATAACTAATATATTTTTCTTATTCCTTAAATACCTAGCAGCAATATTAACTAAAAACCCCGTTTTAAATTTTTTAGCCCTATCAAGGACAACTAATATACTTCCTTTACTATAACCCCCCGCATTAGTTAATCTATTTAATCCTTTGTATGGTAATGGAACTATAGAAGGAGAATCCTTTCTTCTAATCTGTCTATCTCTTATATCTTTAAACAAAAAATTACCCCGTTCTTCTATAGTTTTTAAACGGGGGGAAATTGCTTTCTGTACTTTCCTAGAAAAAACTTCGTATTGATTATAATCTAATAGGTTTATATTTTCAACTAACCCCTTAAGATCAACATATTGTGCAAAAGTCTCTATCTTTTTTAAAATTTGATCACTATCTTTTAAATCCCCCTTAAATAGACTTTTGGTTATCGATATAATTTCACCCCTATCTTCATCAGTTAAATTATTTACAAAATCCCTATGATTAAAAATATCATTTAATTCCTGGAGAAGAATTGTTTTTCCTGGGATTCTTTTATATGATTTATAAAATTTCTTAAGGGTATAAGCTATTACAGCATGTTCATTTAAACTAAAATATGAATCATCATATAATTCTAAAGCCCTGTACCCATTAATATCTGTTACAGTGAATTTTAATATATCATACTGAAAATCAAGCGTGTAGTCAAATTTCATCTACCCCGCAAATTTATACATATTTATATAGTACTTTAATAGTATCTCGGTTCTAGTTACCTTAAGGTAAATCTTTTTAACAGGGTATTTACTTTTATATTATTATTTTATATATTTATAAATTAGTTTGGATTTTTAATTAACCCTGAGTATTAAAAATGGAAACACACCGGTTAACCCCCATGAAAGAAAATTATGATGTAGCCTTGTTTAATAGGTTATATCGAGAAATTCAACCCCTAAGAGACTCTCTTGTATTCCAAATTGATTCACGTAGATATGGAGTAACCTCTGATATTATAAAATCCTGGTTTGATGATAAGTTTATTTTTGTATTTAATAAATATTATGGGTTAATAACTTCGGATCAATTAAAAGGAAGAATAATAAATTCCTTAAAAACCTTTAAGTTTAGGATATTAAGAAAAGCCTATTCAAAATATAATATATACAACAACCAAATCCGATTAGAAGGGGATAATGAACTAATAAACATTATCCCCTTTAAAGAAGAAATCTCAACCCATAATATTTTCCTTGAACTTGCTTTAACCTATTTAAAAAAGAATTTATGTGATGATGCCTTTTTAGTTTTAGAAATTGAATTAAACCCCCCTCCATTAATTCTTAACCAAATAAACCCAAACACAAAGATACCCGCCAAATTAATTGCCGAGTATCTTGAATTAATCCCAGATAAAGATAGCATATCTTATATCAGAGATCTAAGAAGTGAAATAAATTATTGGACTTCAGAAGCTCATGAATATTTTAACGATAAGCCACTACCCTTACCTTAATATCATATAACCAATCAGTAGTTTGACCCGAGTAATTTCCCCAAGATATTCTTATGGTTCTTGAAGCACTGAGTTTTACTACCCCCACCTGAGTACTCCGTAGATAAGAAACTGAAGCATAAATAGACCCTTCTTCGAATGGCATTGGACCATCCATAAAAAACCCATTATTCTGAGATGAACCCTGTGAAAATATTACTCTACCATATCTACCCAATGTATTACCTGCTCCCCATAAACATTCTAATTGTACCATCAATATTACTTGATCATATCCCACGGGTACTAATCCACTAACATCCCATTCAAAAGTACTACCCATAGTAATAGTTCCACCATGGGCACTAGCATTATTATCATAACCAGTAGCATTAGTATCCTTAAATATAAACCCAGCATAAGGAATAGACCAAGCTCCCCCCCCATTTAAAAATTGAGTAACCTCGCCCGATAATTTAGGTAATAATCCATGATATGAAGAGGTAGCATTTAAATCAGTGTTATCGTCTGGTGTACCCCAATCGTCAAGTTTTGTAAGCCCCAAATCAAAAAGCGCTTGAACTACATCCGCCATTTGAATATCTAAAGAATCCAAACTATCAGAGACCGATTCACCATTTACTACATAATTCTGTTCAACATATCTTCTATTTCCAATTATACCATCACTAGGAATAACCCCTACTTCAGCCCCAGCCTCATTTTCTTTATTAAAATAATTAATAGCATCATCCCCCCACAATATGGAATTTAGTTTATCATCCCCTAAAGATTGAGTGGAATTAGCTGGAAAATAAGTAAGACCAGATATTGAAGTAGCTCCATCATCAGCTCGAATATACCCTAAAGGAACTCTATGATAAGCCTCTGTTAATGTGGGGATTACATTATCATCACTTCCAGCAATATACCCGTAAGTAGCATTATTGGCACCTTGAACTTCCACATAATCATGTTCCATATAAATAATATACCAACGAAAATCTCCACCAGCATTATTATCTGGAATATCAATATCTATTTGTTGATCTTCATGAATAATTGTACCCTGTGTTGTTATAGCTACTCCAATGGGGTCTCCCAAAGAACTACCACCTTTAGCTAATTTCTGTACCCCCTCAGAACTATGACTTAATTTTAAATATATTGTTCCATCCGGGGTACCATCAGCTGCAATCTGATCATAACCAGAATATCTACCGGGCCTAGCAATCCCCAGTATCGCCTCCCTTAGCTCGAAAGAGAGAATATCAGCTTGGTAAGTTGTAAATTGTTTTTGGGCCATGATTAATTAGATATTCTAGTTTATAATATATTATAAAAAGTTAGTATTCTATATAATAAGTTACTTAATTACTAGAAAGTAGTTAGAAATAATCAATAAGCATACCTAATGACTATTCCCATTCAATTTCTTTTTAAAATAATTAATTCCACTTTCAGCCTCACCAAAGAATGTCTCAGTAATTTTATCGCTACCAACCCCGATAATAATAAAGGCAGACCAGCCATTAAGCTCTACTGATTGAGAAAATAAAAACTGTGATACTTGAGGATCCCAATAAATAATAGCAACTGCTATTCCTATCAAAGTTATTATAGTTCTTTTTATCCCTTTCCATAAAGAAGGCCAATGCCATTTATTTGGAGTATTAGAATTTGTTTTAATTTGTTTATCAACACTACGCCAAAATGAAATCAAAGCCCCCATTAAAGCCCATATATATAATATGATGAATTCAGAGAATTCCATCCCATTTAAAAACCCCTGTTTAATTGTATCATCCATAGTTAAAAGGTTTATAAATGGGGACCAAAGTCCCCATTTAATTAAAATATCGGAGCCGGTTTAAATTTATCTTCAATAGCTTCAAGGACAGTTTTAATAAAGGGAATAGAAAATCCTATAACTTCTATCAACATTAGTCCTGCAACATGAAGGGGAACAAACCACCACACAGCACCATTCAAATACCCGAAAGGAAGAAAAAATGATGCCAATACTAGAACTACGGCCACCAAAGCTGTCATAATGTATTTCAATACCTTGTCCTCAATTTTGAGAGCTCCAATAACAATCGCGGTGAGAACCGGAAGAGAAACTGCTACCCCCACAAAGGAACCCAGAAAAATCTGAAGGCCCATAAAAAAATTGATCAAATCAGTGGGGGGTTGAACTTCTTGGGCAAAAAGCCCTACACCAACCATTAACAAAGCAATGGCAATAAATAAAAACTTTTTCATACTCATGGTTTTAAATTAAACATAGGTTACAGATGTAAGTGTTGAAAAAATGGGACTTATAAATTGTGTTATAGCCTCTTTTAATAGGGTTAACCAAGTAGAACCAGGGTCCCCAGTAGTTGTACCAGGATAATCTGTAATAATTAATTCCCACTCAGAATAAAAAGCAAATCCAGCATCATATACCTTGTCATCATCATAAAGAAGAGCTGTGGGGGTTAGGTCATAGATATTTGGACTAGCCGCTGCTTCGGTTAAAGTATCAATTGCATAACCAAATAAAGCTAAAAATAATTCAAGTGATCTTCGAGTTCCTCGCGTTTTAAGAATCCATATTATATGACGAATTAGTTTTACGTATTGAACTTCTGTTCCTATATCAGGGGGATTAGTAAATACATCGGATAAAACATTAAGAAACTCCATAGGATTATCTCGGGTTAATCCCGAAAGAGCTTCTGCATCGGTTATATCTAACAATTCATCAATAAAAGGACTAACTTCATTATCAATCTCAGTACAAAATATTTCAAGATACCTTTCAAGTAAACCCTCATCATTCCCATCTTTATAAGTATCATTCTCCTTAAAGTAAAGAGGAAGTTTCCCAAATAAAAAATTAGGCTTAGTAACTGTTTTACCAAAAGTTATCATGAAGCAATCACTTGTTCATTAACCGTTAAACTTAACCTACTGAGATCATAAATTGGAACAGTAAAATCATCAAACTCTATTCCTTCATTATAGGGATAAGTTCTAAACTCCCACCTATCACCTACTGAGAATGTCCCCCATATTTTAAATTGAATCGCTCCATTAGAAGCAGTATATAAAATAGATCCCCCCTCTGTAGTACTATAAGTTATTTCCCCATCATATACTTCATTACTACCATCATCAGTCCTATGTACCAAAGCCTTAGTAGAACTAGTAATTGATATCCTCCACCATGATTTAACTATAGAACCAGATAATATAATGGGATTCCAATTATTTTCCAAAGAATTAGAACCAGTTAATATTCTGGGATAAGGTCTACTAGAAATAACATCTAAACTTACATAGTCAATTAAATCTAGATTATCGATTAAAGCAATGATATCTGATTTTCTTATTTTACGATTTATAGATGAATTATTAAAACCAAACTCAGATTCAAGAGCCGCCTTAATATCATTTTCAGCTTGAGTTGTACTTCTCCTAAATTTAACAGTTGCTGTAATAGTCATTACTAGAGAAGTATTCCCAGTAGACCTAGCATTAATAACTGTAGTTAATATTCTTCTATCCTCAAAATAGGTTTCTACTTCTGTTAATAAAGCCCCACTAGCAGTACCTCCCTCTGAGGGGGCCACATAAATATCTACCTCTTTAGTATTAGAATTATAATCTACAGCCGCCTTACCAACCCCAGAAATTTGAAGAGCTATATCTTTATGATCCTGAAGAGTAACTGCTCTGTCCAATGTTTTTAAACTTAAAGGAGCTTTAGCTCTGATTTCCTCTATCCCCTCTTCATCCACTCCACCCGAAGCAGCTAATACATTAGTTACCTCAAAATGATCTATCTCAGACCAACCAGTTGGGTCCGGTTCTGTAGAAGCATCAAAAATTTCCAAAGTACCAGCTTCTACATTCCCATTTACCCCTTTAGATTTATAATAAGTAGCATATACGATTTGTCCAGTAGGGGGGATATCCCCATTAACATCATCCCCGAATTTTACCCAAGCCTCTTTAGCTTCATTGATCTCTACAATAAAATGTCGATCGGTTGGACCAGAAAATGTAAAAGTATCTACTAATTCCCAAGTTAAAGAATTAATGGTTATTTGAAGAGAGTCATGTCTATAATCATCGTTCAATTGAAATACCTGATCAGCTGAAGAAGTAGTGGTTCCAATGTTTTCATCTGTTACTTTCTCTCCTTGCTTAGCAGCCACTACCACATATGAATTTCCTAAAAATATAGTAGCCTTATTCAAAGTAATAAAAGGTACTCCATCTGCATCCTCTACTATTATACCAGCATCAAAAGTATAATCGTCAGTAGTAAGATTAACAGAATCCCCAGAAGCATTAATGGCAGTTAATATAAGATCTACTGTAGCAGATACTTTAGCTTTAATCCTATAATCAATAAGTCTAGTCAATTTAACTAAAGAACTATATCTACGAGCTGAAGTAATAAAAGACTCCCTAGCCGCATTATCTATATAATAATTTAATTGTTCTATTAAACCAGCAAACCCAGAAATTATAATAACATAAATATTACTTTCACTAAAATCAGTAATCTCAGTTACCAGGGTTTTTAAACGGTTAACCAAAGAAGCTTTGATACTCTTATAACTCCGATCCAAATATGTTACCCAATTATTTTCTAAGGCCATGATCAAATCCCCTGGTTAATATATAAATCATAAGATAAACTATCCTCAATATTTAACTCACGAACTCTAAAAATCAAATCAACTGCTATTTTTTCTGGGGCAGTTCTTTCAATATTAAAATCCAAAAGTTCTATCCTATACTCCCATCTTTGTAGAGCATCTATTGTAAATTTCCGAATAAGGGTTTTTAAAATGTCATCGTTGGGTTCCTCTAAAACTTCAAAGATACGAGAACCAAAATCATCTACATATTCCCTAGTATATAAAGGCCAAGAAAGAATTATTTTAATTGAATCTTTTATAAGATCAACCCCCTCTACTAAAGTATGGGCCCCTGAAGTAAGTTGTAAAGGAAAAGATAACCCTTTGGTTCTTACAATAGCCATTATTTCCTTTTAAAATGGTCCAAAAATTTTAAAATTTCTTTACTCCTAGTAGGCCAACGAGATTGTTCTACAATTAGAATAAGGTTTTCATAATCTGCATCTTCAAAATTGATTTCCCCTTCTTTTGCTTCATCCAAAGCATCCTGAATCCTGTTTCTATCCCTTATATCTTTAGGAGTAAAACCCTGTTGAGGGACTACATCGAGAACAATCTCAATCAAATCTTTATAATCTACTTCTTTTTCAGGATCCCCCTTAAATTTTAATTGGTTCTCTGTAATAGTAGTTTTCTCAACTTTAATCTTTTTCATCGCTATATTAATTAATAAAATAGTGTTGTTAATTAATAGTATCTTAGGTTCTAGATAGCTTTATATGATAATTTACCTGTACT